GATGCCGTGCCGCTGCGCTTTGCCGGTTCCTTCCAGCGTGACGACACCGGCGACACCTCCGCCGTGGAAGTCACCCTGCGCGGACGCCATAAAGAAATGGATTTCGGCGAGTACAAACAGGGTGAGGACACCGAAACCAAAATCACTACCCAATGTACCTATTTCAAACTCACGATTGACGGCAAAGACGTGATTGAAGTCGATACCGTGAACATGGTGGAAATCGTCGGCGGCGTTGACCGCGTGGCGGAGCACCGCAAAAACATTGGCCTGTAATCCGTAACCCGCGCCGGACTCCGGCGCAAAACCCTCAAATTTGAATAAGAGACACCGCTATGTCAGAACAGAATGAAAACATCGTTATCCTGGAAGAACCGATCAAACGCGGCGACACCCTGATCACTCAGATTGAAATCATCAAGCCGAACGCGGGACACCTGCGCGGGATTGGCCTGGCGGCGCTGGCGAATGCCGACGTTGACGCGCTGACCGTCATTCTGCCGCGCATTACCGTCCCAAACCTGACCACCCAGGACTGCAAAAGCCTGCATCTGCCCGACCTGATTGCCATGGCGGGCAAGGTGATTGGTTTTTTATCACCGAAATCGGAACAGTAAAACTTCCTGCGGCACTGACCATTGATGACCTGATGGCGGATATTGCGGTGATTTTTCACTGGCCGCCGTCAGAAATGAACCCGATGACGCTGACCGAGCTGCTGGTGTGGCGTCATAAGGCCATGCAGCGCAGCGGAGCCACCGACAGTGAGTAACGTAAAGTTAGAGGTGTTGTTAAAGGCGGTTGACCAGGCGACCCGCCCGTTTAAAGCGGTGCAGAACGCCAGTAAGGCGCTGTCCGGAGATATCCGTAATTCACAAAACACGCTCAAAGACCTGAACGCCCAGGCCGGAAAGATTGACGGTTTCAGGAAATCCAGCGCACAGCTGGGCGTGACCAGCCAGAAACTCAAAGACGCCAAAGCGGAAGCGGCGGCGCTGGCTATCCAGTTCAAAAACACCGCCAACCCGACCCGCGCCCAGGCGCAGGCCATGGAGTCCGCGAAGCGCACCGCCGCGCAGTTGCAGACCCAGTTCAACGGGCTGCGGCAGTCGGTTCAGCGTCAGCGCACGGAACTCAGCCAGGCGGGCATCAGCACGCGCACGCTGTCTGACTCTGAGCGCCGTCTGAAAACCTCCATCAGTGAAACCACCGCACAGCTCAACCGTCAGCGTGAATCCCTGGCACGGGTCAGCGCGCAGCAGGCCAAACTCAACGCGGTGAAAGGCCGGTATCAGGCGGGTAAACAATTCGCCGGTAGCGTGACCGGCGCAGGGGCTGCGGGCGTCGGGATTGCGACGGCGGGCACGGTAGCCGGTGCCGGGATGCTCAAGCCCGGATATGACTTTGCCCTGAAAAACTCAGAGTTACAGGCGACGTTAGGATTAGAAAAAGACTCTGCCGATATGACCGCGCTGCGCACTCAGGCGCGGCAGCTCGGCGACAACACCGCCGCGTCTGCCGATGATGCCGCCGCCGCGCAAATCATTGTCGCCAAATCCGGCGCGGACAAGGACGGCATTCTGGCGGCGACGCCGACCATCCTGAATTTGTCCCTGGCAAACAAGCGCACCATGGAGGAAAACGCCACCCTGCTGATGGGCGTGAAGTCGGCAATGGGTATGACGAACGACACCGTGGCGCACATCGGCGATGTGCTTTCTACGGCAATGAATAAGTCTGCCGCCACCTTTGACGGGCTGTCTGACACCATGACTTATCTCGCCCCTGTTGCTAAATCAGCAGGAGTTAGCCTGGAGCAGACAGCTGCAATGGCTGCCGCCCTGGCAGATGCCAAAATCACCGGTTCAATGGCGGGTACAGGGGCGAAGGCAGTAGTTACGCGCTTACAGGCACCGACGGGCACCGCTGCGGCGGCGCTTGGTGAGCTGAAGGTGAAAACGGCGGACAAGAAAGGCAACATGCGCCCGCTGTTTACCATCCTGAAAGAAATGCAAAAAAGCTTTGAGAAAAACAAGCTCGGCAATTCTCAGAAAATGCAGTACATGAAAGCCATCTTTGGTGAGGAGGCTGCTGGTGCGGCTCTGACACTAATGGGTGATGCTTCATCCGGTAAATTGGACGAACTCACCAAAGCGTTAAAAACCTCGGACGGCAAAACCAAGGCGCTGGTGGAAGTGATGCAGGACAACCTCGGGGGCGACTTTAAGGAATTTCAGTCAGCCTATGAGGCCGTCGGCACTGACCTGTTCGATCAGCAGGATTCATCCCTGCGCAAACTTGTGCAAACCACCACCGGCTACGTGCTGAAACTCGATAAGTGGATTGTGAACAATAAAACCCTGGCGACGACGCTCGGCAAAATTGCGGGCGGTGCGCTGCTGATTATCGGCGCGCTCGGCGTGTTTGGTCTGGTGGCTGGTCCGGTTATCAGCGGTATTAATCTGATCGTAGCTGCTGCCAGTACGCTCTGGACAGTTCTGACCATAGCAGGCGGAGCAATAGCCACGATTATCGGCGGGTTAAGTATGCCCCTGTGGGCTGTGGGAGGGATCATTGTTGGTGTAGGCGCGCTGTTTGTCGCCGGTGCGCTGCTTATCCGCAAATACTGGGAACCGATTAGTGCTTTCTTTGCCGGTGTGGTGGAAGGGTTAAGTGTGGCATTTGAGCCTGTTAAGGAGCTTTTCGCCCCACTCAAGCCGATGTTTGATTCGCTCGGTGGCTGGCTGAAATCTGCCGTTCAGTGGTTCAAAGACCTGATTGCACCGGTGAAAGCGACCCAGGACACGCTGAATAATTTCAAAAATGCGGGCGTCATCGTCGGGCAGGGAATTGCCGACGCGTTTACCTGGCCTCTTAAAGCATTCAATAAACTGCGGCATGGCGTGGACTGGCTGCTGGAGAAACTCGGCATCATCAAGGATGAATCGGCAGACATTGATAAAACGGCGGACAAGGCTGATCAGCGTTCGAAGCAATCCGGCGAAGGGGATCCGCAAGCGCACCCGCTGGATAATCCCGCCCCTATTGCCCCGCCGTCGGGCGGCCTGCTGGGCGGCGGTTACACGCCGGTATCCGTCGGCGGCGGGCGCAGCTATATCGACCGCAGCACGCACCATTACACCATTGCCGCCGGTGCCGGTTTAGGCGTCCAGGATACCAGCCGCCAGATCCGCGCCGAGCTGGAAGCCCGTGACCGCGCCCGCGCCGCGCAGCAACGTTCCCGCATGGATAATGATTAAGGAGATATCCGCATGATGTTAACGTTCGGGCTGTTTGTGTTTCAGTTGCAGACCGTTCCCTATCAAAGTTTGCAGCGCGACGTCGATTACCGCTGGCCTGCAAATAACCGCGTTGGCCTGCGTCCGCTGCCGCAGTTCCTTGGCGTGAATGAGGAGAAAATTACCCTGTCCGGCGTGCTGATGCCGGAAATCACCGGCGGAAAATTATCGCTGATGGCACTTAACCTGATGGCTGACGAGGGCAAGGCGTGGCCTCTGCTGGAAGGCAGCGGCACCATTTACGGGATGTTCGTGGTGAACAGCGTCAGCGAAACCCACACGGAACATTTTTCCAACGGAGCCGCCCGCCGGATTGAATTCACGCTGACGCTGACCCGCGTGGATGAATCACTGGCGGCGATGTTCGGCGATATGAAAGCCCAGGCCGACGGACTGCTCAATCAGGCCGGTGGTTTAACCGGTCAGCTGGGAGGTCTGCTGTGATTACAGATATGACCATCGGTGCTGGTGCGCTGTTTGCGCCGGACTTCACGGTGACCGTCGGCGGCAAAGACATCACGCAGGACGTCAGCAACCGGCTGATCTCGCTGACGCTTACGGACAACCGTGGCTTTGAGGCTGACCAGCTCGACATTGAGCTGAGCGACACCGACGGCCTGCTGGACATGCCGCCACGCGGCGCGGTGATTAATATCGCGCTGGGCTGGAAAGGTCAGGCACTGACGAACAAGGGCGACTTTACCGTGGATGAGGTGGAGCATCGCGGCACGCCGGACACGCTGACCATCCGCGCCCGCAGTGCGGACTATCGCGGTAGCCTGAATTCCCGCCGCGAAAACTCCTATCACGACACGACGCTGGAAGCGGTGGTGTCCGCCGTGGCGGCGCGCAACAACCTCAAGCCCGCGATTGCTGAACCTTTCAGGGGCGTGCCGGTGTCGCACATCGACCAGACCCAGGAAACAGACGCGAAATTTATCACGCGTCTGGCGGAGCTGAACGGCGCGGTTGTCGCCATCAAGGCGGGCAGTCTGCTGTTTATCAAGCCTGGGGCAGCAAAGACGGCGAGCGGGAAGCCCATCCCGCAGATGACGATTATCCGCAGCGATGGCGACGGGCATACGTTCAATATTGCTGACCGTGGGGCTTACACCGGCGTGTCGGCAAGCTGGCTGCATACCAAAGACCCGAAGCCTAAAAAAGTGAAGGTACAGCGCAAACCGAAAGTGCAGTACCTGCGCGCATTGCAACATCCGAAGGCAAAGAAGACCAGCGCGAAGGTGCAGAAAACGCCGGAGGCGAAGGAAGGGGATTACCTGGCGGGCAGTGATGAAAACGTGTTTGCGCTCACCACCATTTACGCCACGCAAAAGGCCGCCATGCGGGCAGCCCAGGCGAAGTGGGACAAACTCCAGCGCGGTGTCGCGGAGTTCTCGATCTCTCTGGCTCGCGGGCGGGCTGACTTATTCCCTGAAACGCCGGTTGCCGTGTCCGGATTTAAATCAGTGATCGACGCGCAGCCCTGGATAATCAGCAAGGTTACGCACAGCCTGGGCGGCAGTGGCTTTGTGACGACGTTAAATCTGGAGGTGTTGTTGTCGGATGTGAGTTATGAGGCGAGCGGGGGCGATAGCTTGTGAATGATGAATGCACAGTTTCTTTATGAGTTTCTAAAAATTATTCAGAAACAATAAAATAACCTAATTACTTCAGGGAAGAGTACGTATATAAGAAGGCAAACCCATACAGCCTTCATAAACCAACGGGCACGACGCCAGATATAGCGTTCCCTTTCGTCAGCGTCACGGATCGCGCTTTGTATATCGTCCTGATTTGTCATCTCGTCTGCCTTGTGGAATTTGTCACCTGTAATGTAAAACACTGTAATCCCGGATGTATGTTTTGAGCAATAACATACAATGATTGTATCTGATTAAAAATGATTATATGGTGATTATTATGATGCACTGCCCGAAATGCCAACACGCAGCACACGCCCGATCCAGTCGTTATCTGAGCATCAATACCAAAGAACGTTATCACCAGTGTCAGAATATCAATTGCAGTTGCACGTTCAAAACTCATGAAACGATCGCCGATATAATTGTTGAGCCAAGCACAGTACATGCTGTTCAGTTGCACCCGGATAAGCACAGCCAACAGTCGCTGCAAATGCACTGAAAAGATCAAGCAATTCACATGTTAATAATTAAATATCTATGTATGATTATTTTATTCACCTCTAATTATAAAGGGCGCAATATGCGTCCTTTATAATCAGACTAAGGATGGTTTTAGAATATTATACCATTCTCAGGGATATGGAGATTGCGATAAACGGCAAATACCAAAACCAAAGAAGCAATATTATAAATAATAGCCCGCAAGAAGTTGGCTTTCCAGCATCGCTATTTTTCGATTTATGCTTTTTGATAAATATAAGCAGCAGCAATAGATCGATAGCAACCAATATTGCCAACGGCGCAAAAGGGGCAAGGCTAGCGAAGCTATTGCTAAAGTAAATTAGGAATCTTGTTGAAAGGAATATCTTGTAAGCCAAAATCACGATAAGTAAAAAAGGTGTCCATTTGGCATAGATAAAACCTTTGAAAATTTTATCTAAACCGCTTGGGGTACCAGAACTGACTCCGCAGCCATAACTAGCAGAGGGCCTGAAATATTGTTGATTACTTGCAGGAGTCGAAGAATAGGTTTCACTTTTTTCATATGCTCCCTGGTTGTCATGGCGATGATAATCTCGCTCTTTTTCCTCGCAAGCTGGGCAGTAATTGTTTTGAATGGTTTGGAAACACTTTGGGCAAGTATCCATGATTTTTCCTTGTTAGAAAAAAATTTTCCGCTAATGACGGAGTTGTTCTCTACCTTAAGATCAGGAAGATATTATTTATTATTGTTATTCGTAAGTTACGGATTTTGTCATTAGTGTTGAAGTAAGGCAACTAAAAATCTGTTGACTAATCGAAAAAACAGCAATTTTAGTTAAGTTGAATTATCGTTTCGAATGATCATACCTGTTGATGAAACATCCGTAGGCGCCCTTTCTCATCGTAAATTAGTTCATCCGTTCATTCGTTGGATATCAATAGATAGGTGTATAGCTATGGTATAGCTACATGTATATAACTGACGAATACAAACATTTACACTGTCTGTATATACAGTAAAATTCACATTCTCAAAAAGGAGAATGTGATGAGTGTAAGAAAGCTGTCTACTGGCAAATGGTTATGTGAGTGCTACCCGAACGGGCGCGAAGGTAAGCGGTGCCGCAGGCAGTTTGGTTCCAAGGGTGAAGCCTTAGCCTTTGAGACTTACACCATGGATCAGGCAAAGAACAAACCCTGGCTGGGTGAGAAGGAAGACCGGCGGAAGCTGAGCGAACTGGTCGAACTCTGGTACAGCCTGCACGGCTGCTCTCTGAATGATAAAAAGGGACGTCTGGGCAAACTAAGGATTATCAGCGCGGGAATGGGTGACCCGATAGCCAGCATGATCACACCGAAGGACTGGGCACACTATCGTGATCAGCGACTGAGAGGTGAAATTGATAACGGCTACAGTACCAGCCTGGCAACCCGTAAAGTTTCTACCGGTACGGTGAACTGTGAACATGCTTTTCTGCGGGCGGTGTTCAATGAGCTGAAACGCCTGGGGGAATGGTCGTTACCTAACCCGCTGGAAAACATCCGCGAGTTCGACCAGCCGGAACGTGAAATGGCATGGCTGACTCAGGAACAAATTCTGCAGCTCATGGCAGCATGTGAGCAGCATGGAAATGACGAATTAACGCTTATCGTTAAAGTCTGCCTTTCAACCGGCGCACGCTGGAACGAGGCGGCAAAAATCAAAAGCTCGCAGATTTCTCCCTATAAACTCACCTTCATCAATACCAAAGGTAAAAAGAACCGTACCGTTCCCCTCGCCCGCCCTCTCTATGACGAATTGATCGCCCGTAAAGGCACTCCCTTCTCACCCTGCTATAAGCAGTTTTATCGGGTGATTAGGCTGGCCGGCATCGAACTGCCGGAAGGTCAGATGACGCACGTCCTGCGCCATACCTTCGCCAGTCACTTTATGATGGCCGGTGGCAACATAATCGTGCTGCAGCGCATCCTCGGGCACTCAGATATCCGGGTCACTATGCGATACGCGCACTTTGCTCCGGATCACCTGGAAGACGCTATCCACCTGAATCCGCTGGCTCAAATCAGTGGCGATAAAATGGCGATGGAGAATCCAAATGAGTAACATTGAGGGTAAGTGAAAACAGCCTAAGTGATTGTTTTTACTATAAGTGATTGTTTTGAAAAACAGGCAAAAAAAAGACCGAATACGATTCCTATATTCGGTCTAGGGAAATGGCTCTTGGGAGAGAGCCGTGCGCTAAAAGTTGGCATTAATGCAGGCGGTTAAGCCGTACAACTTAAAGAATAGACGACAGATGACTAATTTCCACTCAGTTTGAAACATAGTGATAATAACAATGAGGCATTATTTTCATTGTGTGACAACATACGCAAAACATGGGATTAACATCAGCCATTTACCGGCAGCACGGCGCTTCAGCAGAGCGATTCAGCTTTGGCGATAAAAGGTGCCAGACTCATTTTTTGTCCGGGATTCTGCGGGTCATCCAGCCAGATTTTCTCCAGGGGCACCGCCTGAACCTGATGGTTTTTAACCTGCTCTTTTGCCACGTCATTCAGAGGATATTGCGCCAGCGTACTGTCGTTAATCACATACAGCGCATTGCCCGGACGGCATTGCAGCATGACTTCTTCACGGGTGAAGGCCCAGTCCTTACCGTATTGCAGGCGGCTGATGGTCTCCAGTTGCGGTGCGGCAAAACTGCTGGCAGATAAGGTAAGCAGCACGCAGGCTAGCAGTGTTTTCCTCAT